GACGCATGTTGTGAATAGCACATAAGGTGAGGTTGCCATTGCTGTGTAGTTAATTAATAGCATACATCGTCCATGGACAGGGATTGTGATTTGCACGACTTATCTGTTGGACATGGACACAGTTTCATCGCACACTAACGAGGGCACTCTAACTCCACTAACGTCCTTAGCAAAGGGGTTAACTATTCCTAATTGGTATCACATCTCTGCAACGTTTTCATCTGATTATACGTGGGACATTTGTTTCCCAAGGTGAATGAGATGGTCTGGCAGTTGTTCGACTTTGTGCTTGAGCTCACGCAGGTCTTCAGTAGTTTAAGCTAGCTGCAAATCTCTGTCTGAGTCATTAGGTGTTGGGCCTCACATTACCATCTCATAATCATCTTGCGGTTCTTGTTCCTCAGGACCTCACATTCACATGACTACTCCAGGTTTGAATCTTGTTGTGTCAATATTAGCTATTTTGAGGATCGGCTCATAAGCTGAAGGGGAATAAAGTGGTCCCACAGCTGCTTTGTACCATTTGTCTTAGGCGTCACCGGCATTTCAAGCTGCTACATCAAAATTTAGTCCGAGTTTAGAATTATGTGCGGTGAAAGGTCTAATTAAAGCCCTTGCTTGTTGCTTTCCGAAGCCTTTTAAGATATCATAGTAATTTGATTGCAGATGTACACCAACTCCTAACAGGGCTAAGCCAAGAAGTATGTTGTAGGTCTCCATTCGCTACTTATCATTCGACACAATCCAGAAACGATTGTTTCCGTTTTCGACTGTGAATTAGCCAAGCAATGGTAAGAGTGACTCTCTTAATGCTGTTAACTAATCTGCAGTCTTTTTGCTGTCTACATTTCTTAACATCTTGACAAAATCTTGTCACGTTGCTAATTTCTCCATTAATTTAATGATAGGTGTTAATCGTCGATAACAACCCGCTTGGCTCCTTCTCCAAAGAAAAAGGTATCTGTGAACAAGCCAGCAGCAAATTCTGCTTTGAGATCTCAAACTCAAACATGTGCTCACTCATAAACTTGGTGAACTCGCAGTCATTACAATCTGGGCATCTGTGGTAGTCTACTGACTATATCAGAAAAGAAAACGTTGGCATCATGGACTTTATTAAACAATCAATGCTTGTTGTCCTTCATTGGCTTTCCTTTTGTATTAGCTGGCTCATAATTTTAAAATATAAGTGGGTAATCAGCGGATCTACACATTTTAAAAAGGGAGAAGCCAATATCCTTGACTAAACATTGAAGCTCTTTTCCGTATATTTCATCAAAAAGTTGCCCTCCTAAGACGGTTCTATGATTGAATAAAGCCTTATACTATCGTTCTTTGTCCACATATCAGGGCGTAGTGTCTCGGCCAGTGTGGTACTTAATGAGTTTAAGGAGGTGTTCAAAGAGAGCTAACATCGTAAGGCAACCTCAGTATTCCTCAGCATAAGACAAAATTTTTCCCGTGAGATATTCATAGTTTTTGAGAGAATTTGGTACATTTTTGTTACTGACTGCCCATCCGAGTTTCATCAACGTAGCACCTGGGTCCTTAAAAGAAACAAGTTCACCCTAGTACTCTTAGAGAATCTGCTTGCAAAAAGTGGTACCAGTAATTCCTTGTCTGATTGTTATGGTGTTGTCTAATCCCAAAGATGATTGAACCGAGG